CGTGTGGCGCTTGTAGACAGCCTGGAAGAAGGTAACCTTGGGCTGACCAGTCAGGTAAACATCCTGGGCGCCGTAAGCGACAAGTTGCATTAATCCACCAGCCATTTTATAGTACGCCAAGAAAAAAAAATGCGCCAAATAAACCGGAAAAAAAGACGCGTGTATACTAAATGTCTACTGCCAAGAACCCAGAGGAGCCGATTGATCTTACAGAGGAAGGTGACGAGTTTGAGATTGGTGACGAGGAGGAAGACTTTAATCCCCTGGAAGATCTTCTTGTCACAGACGATGGTGAGAATATTGCAAATGCCATTAAGAATTCTATAGATCGAGTCGGTAAGCACCTGGAAAATCAGAATAAGATTCTCATCAAGATTTTCGGGGTCCTGAACAAGAGTGGTCCCAATTAAAAAAATATGTCTAGATACAAGTAATGGAGAAGGTACACACAATCGAAAAGGATGTTGCACCAGAGCATGCCAGAGAAATCAAGATGGAATTGCTCAAGTGCGAGGTTGATAAGTTTCAGCCTGATGAACTCATGTCCTTTCTGGATAATATAGAAACTCAGATGGGCCTCAATTGTAAAGGAGATAAATATATACCATTCAAGAGTCCTTTTGAACAATTTTTTAAACAATCTGAGAGGGATGAGTCGGGTCTTCCTGTGAATATAGATCTTGACCGAGTCACGGAACAAAAGAGGCGTCTCGTGAATCTCCTATCTGTGCTGTACTACAGAAATAATGAATTGGGTCTGACTGAGGGTGATCGAGTCACACGACTCATTGAAACAGTAGATGATTATTATGAACTTGTGTTCCGATGGTTTCGGGTACACGAACGTATAAATAATCCTAATCTTGTTCCAATTAGTGGAGACTTTGATGGCTCTCTCTTCAGGGTACAGACTTTGGGCGGGGCTGAAGAACAGGCCGACGAAGAAGAAAAGTCTTCGTATCAACGGCTACTTTTGTATTTTTTCAACGAACTGAAAAGACAGGGACTCAAGAGATACAAGGGACAGTGTTGCAAACAGATTACTATAGGGCCATATACCACAAGGGCCTGGAAATCAATCATGGAAATCAAGGACTTTGTGTATATGAGTACTCAAAAGGAAGACAAGTACGATATGTGGAAGAACCTTACGGCCCGTCCTGGAAATGTAAAAGAATCTATCAATCATCTTTCGAATTGTATGGATATTCAGTTTCCTGAGATTCAAAAGAATCGCCACGTCTGGTCTTTTAGGAATGGTATATTTGTGGGTAAGGAATGGGACGGTGAAGTATACGTGACGCGTTTTTACCCATATGCAAGTCCAGAGTTTTTGAATCTTGACCCCACAATAGTAGCCTGCAAATATTTTGACCAGGAGTTTGAGGATCACTCAGGGACTGAGGATTGGTACGATATTCCAACTCCACACTTTCAATCTGTTATGGATTACCAAAAGTTTCCAGAGGATGTTTCTAGGTGGCTCTATGTGTTTGCTGGACGCATGTGTTTCGATGTGAATGAGATGGACGGGTGGCAAGTCATTGGGTTCCTGAAAGGTATTGCCGGGTCGGGAAAGTCGACCATCATCACCAAAGTTATCAAGAAATTTTATGATAACGAAGATGTGAGGACTCTTTCAAATAATATCGAGAAAAAGTTTGGGCTCTGGAGTATCCATGAAGGACTTATGTTTATTTCTCCGGAGGTTAAGGGCGACCTGGCACTCGAGCAGGCTGAGTTTCAGTCTATGGTTTCTGGGGAGGATGTATCGATTGCTCGTAAAAATGAAAAGGCTCTGAGTAAGACGTGGACTGTTCCTGGTATTCTTGCTGGTAACGAGGTTCCAAATTGGAAAGACAATTCTGGGAGTGTTCAGAGACGTGTCGTTGCCTGGAATTTTACGAAACAGGTTATGTGCGCAGATCCCCATCTCGATGAGAAGCTTGAGGTTGAATTGCCTAGTATCCTCCAAAAGTGCGTGAGGGCTTATCTTGATTATGCCAAGAAATACAGAGACAAGGATGTTTGGTCGGTCGTTCCCAAATATTTCAAGGATGTGCAAAAGCAGATTTCGTGTGTCACAAATACTCTTCAGCACTTTTTGGAGTCGGAAAAGATACAGTACGGTTCAGACAAGTTTGTTCCTCAGAGATTCTTCCTCAGTGTATTTACTCAACACTGTACCGAGAACAATTTGCGCAGGCCTCAATTCAATCCGGATACATATGCTGGACCATTCAGCTCGAGGGAACTCGTGGTCAAGACTGAAACTGTTCAGTATCGTGGAAAGATGTATCCGGCCCAGGCGGTTATTCATGGCCTAGATATTATCCAGGACCAGCTAGATAATTTTACAGGTGACTTTTAAGAAAATGGCCCAAGTACTCGCAGATTATGGAAAAATAAGGACATACGGAACTGCAGCATGTTCTATATCAATTGCACTTATAGTAGTCATAATAGGAATTGTAATTATGAGGACCCCTAATGTTTATACAAGTACAGCTACAGCAACAACCAGTAATGTAAATTGTAGTTCTTCTCCACCCGTGACATGCTCTTTAAGTGTAACTTTTAGTCCCACTGGGAGCCCAAGCCCTATAACCGTGCAGAACGTATCATGGTCGGGGCCAGTTTCAAATGGAGCAAGTGTAACTATTTACTATGACCCCAAAGATCCCACAAAGTGCGCTCAGTCGCAAACAAACCCGAAAATGGGTCTGTTCTTTGTATTGTTTGGAATTTTCATGGCACTGTGCGGATCTTCCGTGATTGCAGTATTTTCTAGATTATCCGAGCAGTCCAAGTCATTTGTGGGAGGCGTCGAGGGAGTTTCTAATTTAGCTGGAGCCTTTGGAAATCGCAACTGAAACTTCTTTACAAAACTGTATAAGAGCCGGTAAGACATCCCTTTCCCAAAACTCATCATCACGTGAAATGTTCGTCGAGTTTACTTGGTTGTTAAACTGCTCCACGTGCCTGGCCTGTTTGAGCCCAAGCATCTGAAGGTACGTTTGGATCTGAATGTACTCATACTCTGGAACCTTCTGGAAGAGACGTCTCGTACGATTCTTGATTTCTACGAGGACCCTGGATCCATCTGATTTTTCCTCAATACGGTCAATACGACCTACGATTTGAAAATTTTCCCAAATATTCAGTTGATAAAAAGACTCATCGCGTATGAGCCTGGTCTTTTCATCTGCTTCGACCTTGTCGGACGTCTTGTCCTCGGACCTAATTCCGTGAGTAGTATAAACCTTGGACCTCAAGTGATCGGTGACATCGGCTTTCTGGGTGGTCGTCAGACTTGTATCTGCCTGGATCTGGACCCTGGCATTTTCAAAAATTTTGGTAACCTCGTCAGAAGATTTGGCATGAGTATTTACTGCATCAACAAGGACCTTTTGGGCTTCCTTTGAGGCCCCGAGAGCTTTTTCGGCCCGTTCAGTCTTTGTTTCACCTATAAACGTCTCTGGTGAATATTTTTTCCAGAGTTCGTCCCGGACTTCTCCCGGAGTTTTATAAGGATTCTTACCGATGACGGCCGCGACCTCACTTGCTTTGATGATGATTCGCTTCATTAGATTTTATGTGTTGTTTGCCTTTAAGACTCAGAAAAATCAATCTCACAAATTCCATGAGCCCTTTTGTAAAGTACTTGGTCCCAAAACTTTTTCATCACTGGAAGAGCCTTTTCGAACCAGGCACGGTCTCGCGGGACTCGAATAATTTTTAAAGTTTCTGTAGGCTGATGGTACTGGACAAAATCACACTCCTCAAGATCATTTATGTCCAAGAGAACCTGGACTTGAGGAAAGTAATAATCAGGTATCTTATTACACAATTTATTGGGGCACTTGATCTCAACGAGAATACCATCTTCTGTTATTCCGTCAACTGACCCTCCCAACCACTTGTGGATCGGGTGCTGTTCGAGGCCAAACTCATGCGTCTTTGAACCGGTCCGCTCGTCATACAGATCCCTGACCATTGGTTCGAGATCAATGCCCCTTTGAGTATTTACATTCGGCCCCTCGACCTTCTTGTATCCACACTTGTCAAGAAGAAGTGCATCTGGGCTTTTAAAGTAGTTTTGGCCAAGAGCTGCAGCAACATCACTTGCTGTAAGCATAGTTCCTCTCATTTCGAACCATTCTATACTTCGCTGTTCGGCCTGGGGACCTTTTGAGAGCAGTTCTTGGACTCTTGGGTGCATTCCTAATGCTTCCTGGTGTGTTATTTTTAAACAGTTTATGTATATTTTGTATACCTTTTACTCGTTGGAATCTGGCGCCCACGTGTCTGACGGCGATTCCGGGTATCCAATATGCGACACTTGCCTTGATGCCATTCTTAAAACCCCTTGAAAAGTAAGAAGCTTTCCTCGTATCAGGTTTTTCAGAATACACAAACATTCCATTTGTAATTAAAGTACCAATTTGCTTACCATTTTTATAAGTACGACTCCCATTCTGGTAGACCTGCCAGGCCTTCCTAAACTTTTCTTTACTTTCACGAACCTTCGGATCGTTCGTATTTTTATTTCGAAGGAGGTACCTTATCATTTATTATAGGCCCTCAATTTTCTTCAATAAGTCAAGTGCCGAATTTTGTTCTGCTTGCCTTTTATTCTTTGCGGTTCCAGTTCCAGTTTTCCCAAGTACTGTTACTCTTACGGAAAATTCTCCATCTGTAAACCCTTCTATAAAATATGTCGGGACTTCTAGAGCTCTCTGTTGGCACCAACGCATCAATTGGTCTTTGTAATTGTCGTCCCAGTTTATATCTACTGGGTAACGTTCCAAAAGCCCCAACACAAAAACGCGTGTATGTATAAGTCCCAGGTCTAGGTACATAGCACCTATAAATGCTTCGAGGACATCTTCCAATATTTTGGGATTACGATTCCATCCATTCCTTAGACCCTTTTCATCCATTTGGACCCATCTCCACATTTCGAGCGAATCAGATATTCTTGCAAGTGTTGTCCCCCTTACTATACGCGTTCGGGCTTTTGTAAGGAAACCCTCATGCTCTTCCGAGTTGTACTTATCAAATAGATATTTTGTGACTATAAAATTAAGAACCGAATCACCCATAAATTCGAGGTTTTCATAAGATTCTCCGTTTGGAAAATCTTTCAGTGCGGATTTATGAGTAAATGCAGTTTTGTACAGGGTCATATCCCCGATTTTTGTACCTGCTATTTTTTCAATGTCACTCCTCTGCATTCTTTCTTGTTATACTCTAGGAGTTTTTCTTCTAAGCCAGAGTTCGAATAACTGGGCGACCAGTCTTCTTCACTGGAGTCTCTGGAACCTGAACCGGAGTCTCCGGGATCTTGGTCGGAGTCGGGGCCACCGTCTCGTCCTTAATATAATGGTCCTTCATGTAGCGCTGAATATTCAGATACGTGATATCAACACCCTCTGGAGGCTGAAGAAGGTCACGAAGACTGGCATCGAGCTTAATCTTCTGGCCCTCCTTGAGGTTGTTCTCGGTTGCATACTTGTTGATGCATTTTGTCACCTCAGAACGGGAGATTGTCTCACCTGGTGCCAACTTCAGAAACGTACGGAGCTTCTCTGAAATCTTGAGGGGGCGTTTGAAACTATTATTCTCGGACCTCTTCTTGGCCTTCTCGCCTGAAGGATCCTCTAGCAGCTGACGAATCTTGCGCATCTCCTTGTGAAGGGACTTGATTGCGGTCTCGAGGCTCTCAAGTGTTGTTGCCATTTCTAATAATGTTACGTAGTTTATCTTTAACCCCTGGAAATACCATAAGTATCAATATAGGTATTACAAATTTTGGTATGGGGAGAATTAAAGCAAGTAGTATAACCATCCATAATCTCATTCCGTACACTTTGGCGTCGAGTGTTTTTTGTATCTCAGGGGGGAAGAAAAGCTCTGGTAATTTTGGGAGTTCAGTAGGTGCGCTTGCTCTCGAATCTACTAAATTAGAATCCATCTACTGTAATAAAGGAATATTTTGTTTATCTAGTAGAAATGGAGTACAGTGAGCCTACTAAACTTCCAGATGGTCGGTATTTTGTTCGTATAACAAACAAGGATGGTAGAATTTTTGAACAGGTGAATAGGGCTGAGGTCAGTACAGACAACTGTTTCAAGGTCCAAGATGTCCAGCTCAAAAAATATGATGATATGATTATTCAGCAAGCAGTAGAATCAAGCGAGAGCTGGTTTTCCAAGAAGCTTGATGAGTCATTCTTACGTGGAGTCTACGAGTCTTCAGTGAGCGACGATGGTGTCCTTGAGGCCCCCTTTGCAAAAATAAAGGGAACTGTAGTTGCTATTGCGTTTGATACCGAAAAGAATGGCGTAAATTTGTCATCTGTGGTACCGGGGTCTTCATGGGACATTGTGATTGAACTTGTAGGTATATGGTTTCTCAAAAAGACTTTCGGGCCGGTATGGCGAGTGATACAGCTGAGGCACAGCAAGACAAGGACTTCTGCCGTTGTTCCAAAAGATTATATGTTCACGGATGAGTCCGGTCACCAGGAAGATGACTATGAGGATATTTGAAGAATTTTTTCCCCGTTGATTATAAAATGAAGTTGACTGCTGCCAATATCGTAATGATCGTACTGGCAATATTTGTTATTTACGTGCTTGTGAACGGCAAGTCCATGTACGGACCGATGAAGATGTCTTACTTTCAGCTCGAGGGTGCCCCCCTTGACTTTGACGCTTCTTCCAGCACCAAGATGACAACTGGTTCTACAGGTGAGATTTCCAGGGCTTCTACCAGCGGTGGGGTTGCTGCATCCCTGCAGCCAAATGAGATCCCTGTGACTGAGGATTTTGCTCAGTTCAATACCGACTACATTCTGAGCAGCCAGAACTACCTCGATCCGCGTAACCAGATTGGATACCCAGAGACGGTCGGTGGCACTCTCCGTAACTCTAATCTCCAGATCCGATCCGAGCCCCCCAATCCCCGCGATCCAGTAAGCATATTCAACCTGAGCACGATTACTCCAGAGCAGATGAGACCAGCTTTCGAGATTGGCAATTAAAGCCAAGGCTGGTTAACTCTTTAAAATGAGTGAATTGAAATCGACTATTGAAGAATGGGTCGCCCTTAAGTCACAGATTAGTGAAATTCGTAAGGATGTATCAGTCCTTGTAAAGAGAGAAAAGGCACTTTCGGAGGTTATAAAGAATACAATGGCAAGCAACGATGTTGAAGACATCAAGCTCGGTGAAAAGAAGGTTCGTCTTCGTACAAAGGATGCACGAGGTGGAATTACAAAGGAAGTTATCAAGAATGGACTTATGAGTTATTTCTCAGGAGATGTAGTTAAAGTTGAGGGTGCTATGAAAGCTATAATAGACAGCGCTCCTGTCAAACAAAGATCTTCTTTGTCTTTGCTCGGAAAACCAAATGGGAATTAATAGCGAGTACAGTTGTGATTACTACTTTGATGATGATTGGTATCTTCCAGGGGAGGAGGAACTCGAAGCAATTTCACCGTATGAAGATTGGACCCGGGAAGACTTTGAGGATCTTTACAGTACTGAACTACTGAACATGTGGTTTTTGATACGCGAGGAATTTCCCAGGAAGTCGTACCAGTCATTTTGTGACTTTTGCCTTGACCCACCAAGTACAGAAGATTTGAATGTTCCCCCAGAGTTTGTAGTGTCTCTTTGGGAGTCTCTGAATCATGAGGCTCATTTTCTTCTAGAGGACAAGACGGTCCATAATTTTTTTGTGTACTTATACAAATGATGAACATCGATCTGCGTAGCCCCAAAGTTTTCACGCCCGCGATTTTATTCGCACTGCTCAGCTCTGGCATGGTGCCTCTGGTGAACAAGAACCAGACCCATTTCGGTGTTGGTCTCCTTTTCAATGCCCTCCTTTTCACTGTTATTTATTACGTTGCAATTACTCTGTTCACCAACATAAAGGGAATGACTCCAGCGGACATCATAGTTCCTCTCGTACTGTTCGTTGTTCTGTCTCCGGGAGTTCTCCTTACTATTCCTCCAGGTTCCCGTGGTCTCTTCATGTCTGGGCAGACAAGTGGTAACGCCGTTGCGGTTCACAGCGTTGTATATGCCATTGTGTATGCCATTCTCCGTGGTAAGTTTGCCAAGTACTACTAAATGCGCGTCTCTTTAGCCGTAAAAAACTAAAAAATAAGTAATAGAGACTCAAGATGGTCAAGTGTCTGATTTTAGGATCAGGCGGAATGGTTGGAATAAAATTTTTAGGAGTTCTTGTTCGTTTACAAGAATTAGGGGTCCTTAGTGACCTCGAAGAAATATCAAGTGCGTCTATTGGGTCTCTCATAGGTCTCTTTTATATTTTTCATAGAGGAGACCTATCAAAGGTAATAAAGACTGTATTTGATATTGATATCAAAGAATACACAAAGACCAATATAAAGAACCTTCTTTATAAGTATGGTCTCATAGATACATCAAAACTTGAAGGAAAAATTCTCGAGTTACTTGGGGGCGATTTGACTTTTCAAGACCTTTATGATATATATCCTATCAAGTTTTACGTGAGCTCTTATGAACTCATATCAGACAAGACTATATACATGTCAGTTGATAAGACCCCAGAACTTTCAGTCACGAAGGCTGTTCTACGGTCTATAAGTATACCTTTTGTGTTTGTCCCAGAAATGTCCCGGACCCAAATATTTCTTGATGGTTCTAGTGTAGAAGCAAACCCATATGAGCCATTTTTGAAATTCGCACCTGATGATGTTATAGAGATACGCGTGTATGAAAATGAAGTTCAGGGGGAACATAAAATTCCAAAAACTCTGTTTGGCTACGTTATTATGATCATTCTTCGTTTACTTAGAAATGCCCGCGTAGGTTTCGATAATTTCAAAAGAATCAACGTGGATTATACATCTAATGAAATATTGAATTTTGGGGCCGCGTACGAAGAAAAACTAAAAATGTATACTGATGGGTACTCTATTACCTGGTAGCCTGGGTATTCAGTGATTTTTACCCGAATTATCCCTGAATACTAAATCTTTTATTTACCTCGTCATATATATAAGGAAATTCCGGACAATATGACCCAGATACACTCAATTGAGTCACTCCTGACAACGGTGTTATCTTAAAGCCAAATGGTAATGTGGTACTCGGGGAAAGTCGGGCTGATGGACTTGGAGAAAGGAAAGAATTTGGAGAGGTACTAGGGGAAGGACGAGCCGGGGATGGACTGGGACTTGGGGAAAGGAAAGGACTTGGGGAGAGACGAGCCGGAGATGGACTGGGACTTGGGGAGAGACGAGCCGGGGATGGACTGGGACTTGGGGAAAGGAAAGGACTTGGGGAAAGGAAAGGACTTGGCGAAATGCGAGGTGATGGACTTGGTGATGGACTTGGGGAGGGACTGGGACTTGGTGATGGACTTGGGGAGAGACGAGCCGGGGATGGACTGGGACTTGGGGAAAGGAAAGGACTTGGGGAGAGACGAGCCGGAGATGGACTTGGCGAAGGACTTGGGGAAAGGAAAGGACTTGGGGAAATGCGAGGTGATTGACTTGGCGAAGGACTTGGGGAGGGTCGCGGGGAGGGACTGGGACTTGCAGATGGACTTGGGGAAGGCCTAGCCGGGGATGGACTGGGACTTGGGGAAAGGAAAGGACTTGGG